TGATACACTGAATGAACTTGCCGCCGCTATTAACGATGATGCAAACTTCTACACAACAATTACTGGTCTGATTGATGCAAAGACAAATCGTGACTTTGATAATCTTACCGCAACTGGTGTTGAAGCATTGTATGACTACATTGGTTCATTCGAAAATACATCTAATACAGGCGGTTCATTTCCGGGTGCTGGTAATACCATTACACTAAATCATGATGATGCTAATAACAGATTTTACCTTGACGTTGCATTGAATGATCCATCACTCACAGTTACTTTGACTGGTGATGTGACTGGTACAGTATCATCAACTATGACAGACTTACAAGATACTACAATGTCAGTTGCAACAAGTATCGCGTCAGGTTCAGTAGTGGCATCTTCACTAGACCAAACTGGTTCTGTTACTAACCTTGTAAATGGTCTACCAAGAGCAACAACAGTTCAAAATGCTGATGACTTGATTATCGCAGATGCGTCAGATGGTGGGGCATTGAAGAAACTTGCAAGAAGTCTAGTTGCGCCACCTGCACTTGGCGAAGACTTGGGTTTCTTTGCAATTGCAATGTCATAAGTATTATAAATATGAATATAGATAGGAAGTAAAAATGGCAACAGGTATATTTAAAAATACAAAAGTGAGTGGAGCATCATCCACAGGTTCAGGAAGTACTTTATACACGGTACCTAGTGGTAAGTATGCGGTCATTCACTCAATCTACATTACAAACACATATAACCTAGAAGACTTGTACGTTAATATTGTTATTGACGATGGCGCAGGTAATGAGTTTCATGTAGCATATCTTTATCCAGTTCAAGCAAACTTAGGAGCAATATTAGAGCGACCTATTAACTTGAACGATGGAGAGATTGTAAAGGTGAAAGCATCTAGAGCGAATTCTCTTGATGTTGTTGTCAATGCACTAGAATTTACACCGTAAAGAGAGAGAAGTAACACATGCCTTACATCGGAAGAACTAAAGGAAATAATATCAGAACTCAAAGGTTTATTGCCGATGGGGTTCGTAAGATATTTACAACAGAATTCATACCACTCAGCGACAATCAAATGTCGGTGTATATTGATGGTGTGTATCTAAACGACCAAGATTTTGTATTCAAACATCCTAATAAAGTACTTCTTTCAGATGCACCAGCAAGCGGCGCAGAAGTAATTATTCAAGCACTGAAAGCATCCGAGTTTCAATCTGTAAGAAGCAAAACATATTTATGTGATGGTTCAACAAGAATATTTGATTGTGGATTTACACCGCCTGATGAGTATTCAATTATTGTTACTAAAAATGGTGATATTCTTCAAGATAAAGATTATGTTCTAGTTGCAAATAAAGTAGTTTTGACACAAATTCCGTCAATTAATACTGAACTTGAAATCAGAGGTATCTATGATGTTATTGATCCATCTGGTAATGTGCAAGCATCAAACAGTCTGGCAATTGTAAGAACGAGAGCAATCACCGATGGATTGCAGAATATTGTTCCTATGCATCAAAAGACTGATGCTGAAAACAATCTTCTCGTCTTTAGAGGCGGTGCAAGTGCATCTGTAATGTCAAATCATAATGAGTATGCTCTTGTAAACGAATATAAGTATGTTCATGAAAGTGTATTGACTGAAAATACACCAATTGAATTTAGAGGTCTTAAAAGCACAATGTATACCAATCTTAACCGAAGAGTTCTGATGGGTAAAAACATTAATGGTCAACCAACAACTATTAGTGGACCAACAAGCGTAGGTACTTCAGGATATACAACAGCAAACAATCTAGAAGCAAGAGGCGGGTCTGGACAAGGATTCAGAGTAAATATCACCGCATCTGGTGGTCAGGTGACTGGTGTTACAATCAATACCGACTTAGCAAACGGTGAATTTGCATACAACTATCAAAATAACGAAGTATTGACAATTATTCAATCAGGTTCAACTAACGATGCGACATTGACTATCACTGCAATCACAGATAATGAAGGTCAACAATACTTTGATGTAAATAATCATCACTGGGACACTACGAATAACGTATATCAAAAAGAAACAACTTATGACTTATCAACTGATGAAGCAGATTTGATTGTTGCTATTGATGGTATTATTCAACCGTTTGATGAGTACACTGTAGTTTCCGCAGACTTCAATGAAGGTTCTGGAGCATCAAATCAAGTAGTAAATATTGGTTCTAGAGTTGGCGTTGATGACCAAGCACCTAAAGTTGAAATCAGAGATTTGCAAGGTCTGATAGGTAATGATGATGTTTCACTATTAGCAGACACAGCAATTAGTCGTGCAACATGGGTATCGAACGGTTCATCAAATACATTTACAACCGCATCTGGTTATACAAGCAGACATGGAACATTCTCAACTCAGTCTGCTAATGCCGCAAATGAAGAAATGTTCTTAGTTATTGTTGATGGTATTATTCAGGCAAGAGACACATGGTCAATATCTGGTCAAACTTTGACACTAGGGGGAAATCCTGGTTCAACTGACCAATCAGTAAAAGTCGAATTGATTATGTTTGAAACACTTACTCCTGGCGCCGGACATAATACACAAGACGCTAAGACAGTAACAATGACTGGTATTGCATCAACTGGTGCTGGTGACCACATGTTTATTCGACTTTTAGATGAAGCAACTGGTCTTATCGAATTACATCCATCATCTGACGATAGTGTTATTGTTCATATTGATGGTGTGTATCAGAATGATGATTCCTATTTTGTAGAGAAAAATAAGTTATGTTTCTTTGATGAACATCCAGCATTCGGTTCTGTTATTGATTGTAAAGTATTGAAGTGTACAGAAGTCGCGGCAACGAATAGAAGAAAAGTAGTATTAAGAGGAACTGGTTCTGCTACGCAATTCACAATTCCGTTCACCTCAACAACTACACCTAACGACTTTGGTGTTCTTGTAGTAATCAATGGTAAAGTACTTAGAGATGAAGAATATGCTTTGAGTGGAACTACACTGACATTTAATACTGCACCTGCTCAAGATGCGTTTATTGAAGTGCAAGGTATCTTTGATATTACAACATACTCAGGAACTTCAAGTGAGACTGACTTAGAAACGAAGAAACTAGTATTCAAGTGTAATGGTTCACAGCAGATTTTTGATATGGGAGAACTTGTATTTGAGAAGCATTCATTCGGAACTGTGCAAGATACATATAACGAACAAAAACTTCTAGTGTTCTTAGAGGGTGAATTGCAAGATCCAACTCAATATGTAATTGTGGGTAATAAGTTATATTTGACAACTATACCTGTCAATGAAACAAAACTTGAAGTTGTAAGATTTATTTAAAGGGTAATAAAAATGGCACTGACAAAATTAACTAAACACATTGTATATGGAGCGACTATCGTTCAAGTTCGTTATAAAGATATGGGTGATGTGGATTCATCATCCACGAGTGTGGTGGACTGGGATAGTATCACATTGACACCTGAGTACGCCGATTCGATTATGGAAGTTCGTATGAGCGGAACTATGTCAAATCAAGCAGACAGTTCTGCGCCGAATGATGGTACTTACGATAGTCCTAGATGTCATTTATTTCTAGAAATAAATGGAAGTACAGAATATACAGTTAATGATGCCGCTTCAGTTTCAGTATTCGATAGGTCATATAATAGCGCCGCTGGTCGTAGAGAAGGTAAATCAGTGAATATGTATCATAGACATTTACCTGGAACTACAAATCAACAGACTGCAACTGTACAAGTTCAGAGAGATAACAATAATGCTGGAGGAAACTTAGAAGGTAGAGACGGATTTTTAATGGTGAAAGAAGTTGCAGGTGGTATCACAACAGGTACTCCTTCTAATAACTATGTAAACTAAAGGGTGAGAGATTTAATATAATGGTGCTGAGAAAAGTAAAAAAAACAGTTGTATTTGGATCGGTTCTTGTAGCGCACTACGGAGCAGATTTATCGGATAAAAGTACGTCTAGTTCAACATTTGCTTCATGGGGCGATTCTGTTATTTTAACGCCACAGTTTAGTGATAGTTTTTTAGAAATTATTCTAACTGGTAGCGCAAGAATTGGATCAAACATGCCGTCTGGAACTAGTTATGGTAGACTTAGAATAATGATAAATGGACAAGAAGAGTATATGTTAGATAATTTGATTGGTGGATATCAGCAATACAGTGGTGACCACTCCCATCAAAACCAACAGTATGGTGAGAATAATGGTCGCCAGAATTTTAGAATTTATGGAAGCGGAACTGCAATTTATGTAAATCATATACATCAACCAGGAACCACCAATGAACAAACTTTTCAATGTGAAGTTGCAACTAGTAACTCACTAAATGTAACATTTGCTGAAGGATTTATGACTGTAACCGAACTTGCAAGTGAAGGATATAATCTTACATAAATAGATATAGATAAAGGGTTAAAAAATGGCATTAACAAAAGTAACAAAACACATTGTGTATGGATCGGTTCTAATAGCACACTACGGAGCAGATTTATCAGATAAAACACAGACCAGTTCAACATACGAGAATTGGGGCAGTGCTTCATCTGTGACGCCACAATACTCTGATAGTCACTTAGAAATAGTATGTACTGGTTCGGCATATCAAAACTCCTCTGGAATTACTACCGGATATCATTCTGGCGCGGCAAAGTTTACTGTTAATGGTTCTGATGAATATTTTTATAGAGGTATTATAGGAAACAATCCTAACAGGGCAGGTGGGCATAGTCATCAAAATCAACAGTTTGGTGAGGGTAATGGTCGCCAGAATTGGAGACACTATGGTTTTGGATCAGCAATCTACATGAACCATATTCATGCTCCAGGATCAACTAACGCACAGTCTGTACAGTGTATGGTAGCAGTCGAGAACGATGGTCCTTCAATTACTTTTGCTGAAGGATTTCTGACAATTTCTGAGATTGCTGGCGAGCATTACAACTTAACGTAAGAGGGAAAAAAATGGCATTAACAAGAGTAACAAAACATATCGTACATGGGTCTCTCTTAGTCCAATTTAAGTATACTGAAAACGCGGGCGATTGGGACTTAACAGCATCACAAGATACATACACAGAAATTAATGGTAAGAATATTCTAATGACACCACAATATGCGGATTCCATTATTGAAAATCAAGCAAGCATGACATCTAGAGATATTTCTGATAGTCAGAACATTACTGACAGTTTTTCTTGTGCATTGTTTGTGAATGGAAGTAATGAATATGAAGAAACCGGAATTAGAGGTGTAAACCCTTATGGTAATGACCATTCTCATACTGGTGGAAGAAACGATAGAACAGCACCATCAAGAAGACATGGTCATGTAACGAACTTTACTGCCGCTATGGGCATCAATCATGCTTATACTCCTGCGACTACAAATGAACTAGATATGGATATTCGCGTAAAAAATAGTACAACGAGAAGTATTCGTATTCGTGACTTCTTTTTTATTGCAAAGGAAATTTCTATTGGATTAGCAACATCTGGCGCCCAGTAGAGTATACAATCTACAAGGGATTATAGTATGGCACTTCAAAAAATTACAAAAAGAGCAGTTAAGGGTTCTCTATTAGTTCAATTTAAATTTGTTGAAAATGAAGGTGCTTGGACTCATAGTTCAAGTTCAAACTCATATGCTATTATTAATAATAAAACTTTACTTATAACTCCACAATATCCAGAAAGTATTGTGGAGATAAATTGTTCTTTTACATTAGGTGACAGTAGCAGTACAGACAACTCAAGTGACCGATATTCGTCAGCATTATTTGCAAACGGAGAAATGGAATATGAACAATCTGGATATAATGGATTACAACCTTATGGTAATGAATATTCACATAGTGGTGGAAGAAACGATAGAATTGCTCCAACTAGAAGATTAGGTCATTCTAGAAACTTTAGAAGTGCAATTGGAATCAATCATGCATATATACCTAGGTCAACAAATCAAATTACATTTGATGTGAGAGTTAAGAATAATAATAATGATAGAGATTTTGAGGTAAGAGACTTTTTTATGATTGCAAAAGAAATTGCAATAGCAGAAGATGGGGTGCAATCAGGTTCAGTAACCTTTGATGGTGTTTAATTATAAATAGATATAAATATAGATGTTATCTAATAAAATTTTAACAGGAGTTTAAAAAAATGGCAGACGATTTAGTAACCGCAGTGAGAAAAACTGCAGGACCAAAATCAGTAGATGAACTGATTAGAAAAGGTCCTCCTACTAGAGATGAAATCGAAGCAATTATGGAAAAAGGTGCTATGGGTTTGGTTGCTACTGATGAAGAGCAAGCAATCTTAACAGAATATCATTCTAGAATTCGCAGAGCAGATAATCTCTCAGTTATATTAAATATTCTATATCCAACATGTGAATGGTCACTTAATACAGTGCCAGGAGCAGATTGGAATGTAGCAGACAGCGGATTACATCCTGGTGCGGTTGAAGCACTAGAATGGGATGAAGATAATCCACTACCTAAACCAACATTTGCAGAATTGACAAAGATGCGTCCTTATGTTCAAGATATTCTTGACCAGCAAGCATACATTGATTTGAGAGCGGCAAACTATCCAAGAGAAGATGCGATGATTAGAGCATTGTGGGAATACATCATGGAAGGTAATGATGAAGGCGTGAACGCACTACAAGCAAGAAGACTTGCTGTTAAGAAGCGTTTTCCTAAACCAGAAAACAAGCACTGGATGGTTCAGTCAGAAGAGTATATGAGAATTATGCCTAATTCTCCAGAAGATATTCTTAGAGACATTGATGAAGAAACTGCAAAGAAGATTGCATTTAATCCTCATCTTGAAGCGGCAGATGCATTACCTCTATCAACAAAACTTTCACTTGAAGAAAGAATTGAAAAAGTTATTGCTGTAAGAGGTATGGGGAAAGAAGAGCGCGTAGATACAACTGTCACTCTCGCTGATGTTGATGCTAAAGCGGCACAATTAGAAGCGGCAGGTATTGACGTAAATGCTACTGATGCATCAGAAGAGTAGGGAGATAAGATATGCCAATTAAAAACGGAAGATTAATCCTACAAAGAGAAGTATCAGACTTTGCAGAAAGATTTACTGTTGATCCTGCCAATTTATTGTCAGTAGGAACCTTTGTGAGACTTGCAACTTCAGGAGATTATGAAATTGCAGTTACAACAGGTGCATCCGACAACAAAGCATTTGGTGTTGTCTATTCACTAGATAGAACTAATAATCCATATGTAGCAATGTCTGGTCGTTGTATTGTCAAAGTTCGTGGTACTGTAGCAAAGGGTGATACTCTAGTATTATCTGATTATAAAGGAATGTTGACAACAGATAACGCCGCCTCGTTTGAAAATGTGAAAGCACTTGCTATTACAACAAACTCAAAACAACATGGAGAAGTTGAAGCAGTTCTAGCATAACAATAAAAAACGTCAAAATTTTAAACTCTATTTTCTCCAAGGTATAAATACTAATAAGAACATACCTTGGAGATTTTTTATGGCGAACCCAACAAGCAGAAGCGAGTTACAAGAATATTGCTTGCGCCGTCTAGGTAAAGGCGTCATTGATATTAATGTGTCAACTGACCAGATAGATGATAGAACAGATGAAGCAATTCAGTTCTTTCAAGAATATCACTTTGACGGTGTAGAGAAAACATATCTCAAGCACAAAGTAACAGCAACAACAATAACAGTTTCAGATTCCTCGCAATTTACTATTGGCGAGAAAATTACTGGAGGCACATCTAGTGCAGTCGCTTACATATATGATGCTCCAACATCAACTACACTAAGACTTTATAAAGAAGTTGGTGATTTGACTACTGAAGCAATTACAGGTGCATCATCATCAGCGACAGATACAATCACAGCAATCACAGTAGGTGATATTAAGAACGGTTATGTTCCTGTAACTGATGCTATTACAGGAGTAGAACGAGTATTTCCTTTCACAAATAACACACAGATAGATATGTTTGATGTTCGCTATCAACTAAGATTAAATGAATTATTTGACTTAGCAAGTACATCTGTGCTATACTATAACATGATACAGCAACATCTATCGTTAATTGATGAACTTTTAGTTGGTGAAAAACCAATTAGATTTAATCGTCATTCTGATAGAATTTTTGTAGACATGGACTGGAACAATGATATTAAAGCAGATGAGTATCTTGTATTTGAAGCATATAGAATTTTAGACCCTGCAACTTATGCTGATGTGTATAACGATATGTTCTTAAAGAAATATCTTACCGCACTAATCAAATTGCAATGGGGTAACAATCTAAGTAAATTTGCTGGAGTACAAATGCCAGGTGGTGTAACACTTGATGGTGTTCGTATTATGCAAGAAGCAATGGAAGAGATTGCAAAAATCGAAGAAGAAATGTCACTCAGATATGAATTACCAGTTGACATGATGGTAGGATGATTACATGGCACTTAATGCGTATTTCGACCAAGGCGGCGGATTAGATAGTACAGGTTATTCTTTAGAGCAAACCCTAATTGAAAATCTTTATACAGAAGCAATTAAGATTTATGGTTTTGACATCTATTACATTCCTCGCACATTAGTAAACGTAGACACAATCTTCAATGAAGATGAGTTATCTAAATTTACGTCTGCACACTCTATAGAGATGTATCTACAATCAGTAGATGGATTTGAGGGTGAAGGTGACTTCTTGTCGAAATTTGGTGTTGAGATACGAGACAGGGCAAGTTTTGTTGTTGTTAAATCACGTTGGTCTACTGCAGTTGATGATAACGCATCTTTAATTGTAGAAGGCAGACCAAACGAAGGTGACTTACTATACTTTCCTATGACAAAAGGTTTATTTGAAATCACATTTGTTGAACATGAGAATATTTTCTATCAAGCAAATAATATCTACACATACAGATTAGATGTTGAAAGATTTGTATACAGTTCAGAGAAGATTGATACTGGTGTATCAGCGATTGATGCTATTGAAGATGCACGTTCAACTGACATGTTTAACTATGAAATATCACTTGAAGATAGTTCAGGTTCATTGTTGCTTGAAAATGGATTTAAGATTATCAAAGAAGATTATACACTTTCAACAACAACTAATGCGACAACAATTGGTGCAAGTATTGAACCTCTTTCAAGAAACAACGACTTTAGTTTGAATGCAGAAGATATCATAGACTTTAGCACAAGCAATCCATTTGGTGAGGTACAAAGATAATGTTAGGACAAAATCATTTTTATCATGAAACAATTCGCAGAAGTGTTATCGCATTTGGTAGCGTATTCAATGATATCGACATTCGTAGAAAAGATGCAAACGGTAATGCAATACAATCACTGAAAGTGCCTCTTGCATATGGACCAAAACAAAAATTTCTTGCTAGACTATATGAAAATCCTCAACTAACAAATACACATCAACTAACTTTACCAAGAATGGGTTTTGAAATTAGTGGATTTAATTATGATGGTCAACGTAAAGTAAACAAAATGAATGTTCGTAAAACAGTTGGTACTACTAGCACAGAGATTAAAAGACAATATCAATCTGTACCTTACAACTTGAATTTCAGTCTGTTTATTATGGCAAAAAACCAAGAAGATGCACTTCAAGTTGTTGAACAAATATTACCATTTTTCACACCAGCATATACTTTAACTATTAATGCTGTTCCTGAGATGGGTATTAAAGATGACTTTCCTCTTATACTAGAAAGTCTAACATATGAGGATGATTATGAAGGTGATTTTGCTTCTCGCAGAAGTATCATATATACTATGACATTTACTGTAAAGATGAATTTCTATGGACCTATTTCCGAGCAAGGTATCATTAAGACTGTGCAAGCAGATGCTTTCTTAGACAACTCTCCTACTATAGGAACATCAATTACACCTACTAGTAGATTGGTGACAACTCCAGACCCAACTTCTGCAGATGCAGATGATGATTTTGGATTTAGTGAAACGTGGACTGATAATCCAGTAACATAATAAGTGAGATTATAAAATGGCAACTAAGACAATATTAGCAACTACAGAAACTAGAGCAACTTTTGCAGTATCGGGAGACTTCACTCCTGGTTCAGTTGATTTTGATATGGATGTCGATACTTTAGGTAGAGATGAAACTGCAGAAAATCCAGAGTGTATTATTCTACAAATTGATTATGACAATAATGTGGGAGACATTGAGATTTATCGTGTTACTGAACCAAATCTAACACCAGTGTTTACTTTCAGTGGAGCAGGAGTAGGTGCTATTACAAATACAGGACAACTTGGTCTTTCAGCAGAACCAAGTAAAGATTTACGAGTTTTTATTGAAGATGGAACTGTGACGATTACTTTGAAAAAGGTAAGCGGATTCACACAACTATAAGGAGTGTGATATGAGTATTGATGAAAAATTAAATCGAGTATTTGATATAGCAGAACAGTTACCGACAGAAGTTCAAGCATCTGACCATCTACCAGCACCTGACCCTAATAAAGCAGATGCAGATGCAGACTATGAAATTGCACGACAAAACTTTCATATGCTCATCGAAAAGGGTAATACAGCAATCGAAGGTATTCTTCAATTAGCAAGAGAAGCAGAGAACCCTCGTTCATATGAAGTAGCAGGTCAATTAATTAAAACAGTTAGTGATGTAACTCAAGATTTGATGAGACTACAGAAAAATATGAAAGACTTAAACAAAGTAGACGAAAAAGCACCTCAGAATGTGACTAATGCACTATTCGTTGGTTCAACTGCAGAACTGCAGAAACTAATCAAGGGTGAGAAAGAGGAGAAGGTAATCGACCATGAGTGATTTCGATTTTGGTTTCACCGCAGTAGATGAGAATGAACTAGAAGCAGTTCAGCAACTTGCACAAACTGCTACATCTTCATCAGAAGAAGTTCAGAAACTACAAGATAAATTATCAAAACTATATGCCGCTGTTGTTCCTTTGCTGAACAATCTAAAAGCGAATCCAGAAAAAGATTATATCTATTGGCCTAACCGTACGCTAAAAATTGACCAGTTTGAAGTGGTATTACAGAAGATTATAAATGAGTGATAATTATCTAGGAAATCCTAATCTTAAAAAAACTAATGTTCAGCAAGAGTTTACTGCAGAACAAATCGAAGAGTATGTAAAGTGTTCTAAGGACCCATCATATTTTATCGAAAGGTATATTAAGATTGTTAATCTGGATGAAGGTTTTATTCCTTTTGAAATGTATTCGTTTCAAAAGAAGATGATTAAAACATTTCATAAGAACAGATTTTCTATATGTAAAATTCCTAGACAGTCAGGTAAATCAACTACTGTGTGTTCATACATTCTGTGGTTTGCGTTATTCAATCCAACAGTAAACTGTGCTATTCTTGCGAACAAAGGTTCCCTTGCAAGAGATTTGCTTGCAAAAATTCATATGTCGTATGAAGCACTTCCGCCTTACTTACAGCAAGGTATCAAAGAATGGAACAAAGGTTCTATTGTATTAGAGAATGACAGTAAAATTATTGCATCATCAACATCATCTAGCGCGGTTCGTGGTGGTTCATTCAATCTAGTATTTCTAGACGAATTTGCATTCGTTCCAAATAATCTAGCAGAAGAGTTTTTTAGGTCAGTATATCCCACAATTACTTCTGGTAAAAATACAAAAGTGATGGTTGTCTCTACACCTAAAGGTATGAACCATTTTTATAAGATGTGGGTTGATGCTGAAGAGAAACGTAGTAATTATGCAACTATTGAAGTTGAGTGGAATGATATTCCTGGTCGTGGTATTCGCTTTAAAGAAGAAACGATTAAAAATACTTCTCAAGAACAGTGGGATCAAGAATTTGAATGTCAGTTCTTGGGGTCAAGTAATACACTTATCAACCCTAATTCATTGCGTAATATGGCATACAAGCAACCCGAATATGATAAAGAAGGTGTAACAGTATATGAAAAAGCACAAGAAGGTAACACATATATTTGCACAGTTGATGTCTCAAGGGGCGTAGGAATCGACTACAGTGCGTTTGTGATACTAGATGTAACAAAGATGCCTTTTAAAGTTGTATGTAAGTATCGTTCAAATGAAATTTCACCTTTAATGTATCCAACTGTTATTAATAGAATGTGTTCTCATTATAACGATGCATATATACTTGTTGAGATAAATGATATAGGTCAACAAGTCGCGGATATTCTAAATAATGATATAGAATACGAAAACTTATTGTCTACCACATGGAAAGGTAGAGCAGGACAAGTTTTAGGAGGAGGTTTTGGAGGAGGCACCACATTAGGTGCTAGAACTACGGGTCAACTGAAAAGATTGGGTTGTAGTAATCTCAAAAATCTAATAGAAGAAAACAAGTTGATAATTCAAGATTTCGATATTATCAACGAACTATCTACTTTTGTAGCAAGAAAAGGTTCTTACGAAGCAGAAGAAGGTAGTCACGATGATTTAGCAATGTGCTTGGTGATGTTTGCATGGTTAAGTGGACAACCGTATTTCAAAGAATTAACCGAGAATGATATACGACAAAAATTATATAAAGAGAAAATGCAAGCAATAGAAGATGAATTAACACCATTTGGTTTTGTAAGTCAAGAAGAAGGCGCTGGTGCCGAATCCTTTGTCGATGCAGATGGTGACAGATGGGTTGTAGTCGATAGTACAAATTGGTAAACTTATAAATATTATCGTAAATGACTAAAACCTTTGATTTTAAATACGGGAGTAAATAACATGGCATTTCAAATTTCACCAGGCGTTCTAGTTCGTGAAGTGGACTTAACACAGGTTGTGCCAGCAGTAGCAACCTCACCGGGAGCATATGCGGGCAACTTTCAGTGGGGACCTGTAGACGATGTAATCAATGTATCTTCAGAAAATGAATTGGTTTCCGTTTTCGGTGAACCTAATGCTGATACATACGAATATTTCTTCTCTGCGGCAAACTTTCTGAGTTATGGTTCTAATCTTCAAGTTGTTAGAGCAGAAAAAGCAAGTATGCTGAATGCGACACAAGACGGTTCAGGATTCTTAATTAAAAACGAAACACAATACGATAATCTAGGTGCTTCTGCAATCTCAACAGGAGTTGGCGATTGGGCGGCAAAGTATCCAGGTACTCTGGGTAACTCACTTAAAGTATCAGTATGTCACACTGCAGGTGCTTACACAAGTACTAATACTACTACATGTGTAACCTCTAATGCGTTAGATGCAAAAACAGTAACAGTTGTATCTGCATCAAATATCTTTGTAGGAGACTTGATTGTATTTGCTGGACACAATACTGAATATGAAGTAACAGCAATATCAACAAATACCTTGACTATCAACGAAAAGGGTAAGACTACTGGTCTAACTACTGCAGTTGATGGAACAGTTACACCTGTTAATGTAACTGTCAAGTGGTACTATCATGCAGAATTCGATAATGCACCAGGAACATCTGCACAAGCAACGGCAAGAGGCGGTTCTAATGATGAACTTCATGTAATCGTCATCGATGAAGATGGAGATATTACTGGAACTGCAAACACAATACTTGAAAAGTTCTCAAATTTATCTGTCGCAACTGATGCAAAGAAGTCAGATGGAACAGTAAATTACTATGTAGAGCATATTAATCAGTATTCAAATTATATTTGGTTCGGTGACCACGGTTCAAACTTTGATAGTGACGTAGGTACAGCGACAGGTATTTTGAGTAATGCTTTTGCACACACAAGTAGAGAACCACAGTACGTTTCTCTGTCAGGTGCCGCAAATGGTGCCGCGCCTTCAGCAGGAGAACTACAGACTGCATATGCTAAATTTGCAAACGATGAGCAATTCGATATCTCTCTTATTGTCATGGGACCTGCAGACGGAGCGACAGCAAAATACGTTGTAGACAATGTTGCTGAAATCAGAAAAGACTGTATGGTATTCTTATCACCAGAACTTGCTGATGCAACTTCAACAACTGCCGCAACAGATATTGTAGATTTCAGAGATGTTTCGGCAAATATCAACTCTTCATTCGCAGTAATGGATAGTGGTTGGAAATATCAGTATGACAGATACAACGATGTATATCGTTGGATTCCTTTGAATGCTGATGTTGCTGGATGCTGTGTAAGAACTGACTTAGTTGCTGATCCATTCTTCTCACCTGCTGGTTTCAACCGCGGGCAGATTAAGAATGCAGTAAAAGTCGCATTCTCACCAGATAAAGCAGATAGAGATTCCCTCTATAGAAGTCAAGTTAATCCAGTTGTAGCATTCCCTGGACAAGGCATCACACTCTTTGGTGATAAAACTATGCTGACTGCACCAAGTGCATTTGATAGAATTAATGTTCGTAGATTGTTCATCATTCTAGAAAAAGCAATTGCTACAGCGGCGAAGTTTCAGTTGTTTGAATTCAACGACACTTTCACTAGAGCAAACTTTAGAAATCTAGTCGAACCGTTCTTGAGAGATATTCAAGGTCGCAGAGGCATCTTTGATTTTAAAGTTGTTTGTGACGAAACTAATAATACTCCTGCAGTCATTGATGCAAACGAGTTTAGAGCAGATATCTTTATTAAACCTGCAAGGTCAATTAACTTTATCACGCTTACATTCGTAGCAACAAGAACTGGTATCTCTTTTGAAGAGACTGGTGTATAAGGGATAAATAGTAAGATAATAGGAGCATATAAAAATGGCAACAATTTCAGACTTTAAATCCCGTATGATTGGTGGGGGTGCGAGAGCAAACCAGTTCAGAGTAACGCTATCATTTCCAGAATACGTTTCTGGAGCAGTAGCGGGCGTAGCAGGCAGAGATGCAGAATTTCTCTGCCGAGGCGCCGCACTTCCTGGTTCAACAATCGGTAACACTCCAGTCAACTATAGGGGTCGTGTTGTAAACTTTGGCGGTGAAAGAACTTTCACTCCATGGACTGTAACAGTGTACAATGACACATCATTCGCAATCCGCGATGCCTTTGAAATCTGGCAGAATGGTATCAACAACGTAGTAACTAATCGAGGTAGAGTCCTGCCTAGTGAATATCTCGTTGATTTACGAGTTGACCATCTAGACAGAAATGATGATGTTCTCAAGTCATATATAATCAAAGACGCATATCCAACCAACATTGGTGAGATTGCTCTAGACTTTGGAACAAACGATGCAATTGCAGAGTTTACTTGTGAATTTACTTACCAGTTCTTTGAAAGTCTTGGTGGTCGTTTCGGTGGTGTAACAACCGCAGATACAACTGCTTAATAACTTTCAAGATAATGGTATAATGTTTAGGTGGAGAAAATATGGCAGTAAAACTATTCGGATTTGAAATCAGTCGTAATGGAGGGGAGAAGAATTTACCAAAGCAGGATATAATTCTTCCTTCTCCAGACGATGGCGTGTCTACTGTTTCTGGTGGCGCGTACGGCACTTTTGTTAATCAAGATTATAGAGCGAAGAACGAATACGACTTAATTAAGAAGTATCGTGAAATTTCTATGCACCCAGAATGCGAAGCGGCGATTGATGATATTATCAATGAAGCAATCGTATCTGACAGTGATAGGCAAGTATCTATAACTTTAGACGATGTGCAGGTTTCATCATCTATTAAAAAGAAAATTAATGAAGAGTTTAAACAAGTTCTAAGAATGCTTGACTTCAATAAGAGGTCTCATGAACTATTTAAGCGTTGGTATATTGATGGAAGACTATATTTTCATAAAGTAGTTGATAGCAGTAATCCAAAAGAAGGCATACAAAAACTCAGAATTGTCGACCCTCGTTCAATAAAATTTGTTCGTGAAGTTATTAAAGACGAACAGCAAGAAATTACAAAGGGCGTCAGTGGTATTAAAAAGATTAAAGAATACTTCCTATACACTGAAGGATCGGTGGCGACAAATGTAACGCAGATGAAAACTGCAAATGCAATTGCTCTCACTAAAGATAGCGTAACATATGTGCCTTCTGGTATGACTGATATGAATAACAATATGGTTGTGGGTTATTTACACAAAGCAATCAAACCAGTCAATCAGTTGCGTATGATGGAAGATGCTCTTGTTATCTATCGTATTGCAAGGGCACCTGAGCGTAGAGTATTTTATGTAGATGTTGGTAACTTACCTAAGCAGAAAGCAGAACAGTATCTAAAAGACATTATGAATAACTTTAAGAATAAGTTAGTTTATGATGGTGATACAGGTGAAGTAAAAGACGACCGTAAGTTTATGAACATGCTAGAAGACTTCTGGATGCCTCGCAGAGAAGGTGGTAGAGGTACAGAGATTACTACACTAGGTGGTGGTCAAAACCTCGGTGAGATTGAAGATATTGAGTATTTTAAGAAGAAGATGTTCTTAGCACTCAATGTACCTCAGTCTCGTATGCAACCTGAAAGTGGTTTTCAGTTAGGTCGAGCAACAGAGATTAATCGTGATGAATTGAAGTTTACTAAGTTTGTGGGTAGATTGCGTAAGAAGTTCAATGAACTATTTCAAGACTTATTACGCACACAGTTATTGCTTAAAGGCGTTATAACTGAAGAAGACTGGGAACTTATGAAAGAAGATATTCGTTATGATTATGTAAAAGATAATCAGTTCTCAGAACTGAAAGACCAAGAAATATTAAGAGAACGTCTTGCTTTAGTACGAGATGCCGCTGAATATGCTGGTCAATATTATAGTAACTTGTGGATTCGTAAGAATATTCTCAAGCAAAATGATGATGATATTGAGCAGATAAATAGTGAAATAGAAGCAGAAGCGGAAGCATCTGGCGGAGAAGACGGTGAAGAAGAGGATCAATTCTAATGAATAAAATTAACGCAATGATTAACGATATTAACAACAAAGATTTTGTAAATGCTGAAGTTAAATTTCAATCAGTAATGAATGATAAAGTAGCGCATGAATTAGCAACAGCAAAAGAAACATTTGCTAAAACACTTTTTAACGATAAAGGTGAACTAGAAATCGAAACAACGGAGTAGTAAAAAATGTCTGTAACATTCACCCAATTAAAACAGACTATCAACCTCGCTGAAAAAATCAAAGTAGACAGTGGCGAAAAGATAGTAAAGACCGAGAAAGTAGGTCGTAAGAAGAACATCGAAGTTACTGTTACTACAAAAGGTGGTAAGTACTTTGTATACTTTGATAAAGAAAAGTATGCCGGTTCATATCGTAGTGAAAAAGATACAGACAAAATTATTAATGATTACTTGAAACTTGTGGGTGAAGAGTTGCAAGAAAATCGTGCAAAGCGTGATGCGTTTAAAGCAATGGGTCGAAGAACAGGTAAAGACGCCGCAGACATCGATAACACTGCCACTGACGATGACAGAAAAGCGGCAGACAAAAATATTATGATGCAATTAAGAAAAGCAGTATCACTTAGAGGCATGAAACCTATTGAGTTTGCTGATGGTAAAAAAGCAAAGGTTGATCCTAAAGTTGCTGATAAGTTACTTACAATGTATCAAGGTCTAAAACCAGCATCGAAAATGCAATTACAAACAGTACTTGCTAAATCAAAAAGAGATTTCGATAACGCAGTTAAACAACTAAAAATCAATGAGTACTTTGATGAGGATATCAACGAAGGTAAAATGAAGCAGTTTCATATGATGATGGATTCTGGAAAGACTGCAGAACAAATTGCTAAAGCACTTAAACTTGATTTGTCATCAGTTAAAGAGTTGATGAAAGAAAGTGTAGAACTTATCGAAGCAGGTCTTCCTCCACATCTAGCAAAGTTATTTGACAAAGACGGTAACTTCAAAGACCCTAAGAAACAAAAAATCTTCAACAGAATGATGGGCGATGGTATTGGTAAAGAGATTGCTCAGAAGATGGGTCGTATTAAGTTTCGTGTAGATGCTGATAGCGCAAAGAAAACAGTTAAAGTTTATGTTGACAGCAACGATGAGAAAGATGCTCAGAGAGCATTGAAGATGCATCCTGCTTACATTTCTGGTAACATGAGAGTTATCCCAGAAGAAGTTGAACTTGATGAAGTAGGTGGTTCTGCATTTGGTGGAACGATTGATAAAATTCAAAAAGTTGTTGATGACAAACAAGCAACGAAGATTGATGGTGTAATGGTTGATATGTTTACTGCATCATTAATTATGAAAATTTTTAAGAAAGTAAACAAACAAAATCAAGACAGAATGAGAAAAATGAAAGTCACTCAACTTGCCAATGCGGCATATAAATTAGCAGGAGTGAAAGAAGAAATTGAACTTGATGAAGCACCAAAGATGAGATATGCTCTTGTTGGAACAGATATGAAAATCTATTCAATGGGTAGTGATGAGAGAGATTTGAGATTGGATCGCAGAAGTCTTGAAAAGCGTTTTAAAGATGTTGCACCACTAAAAATGGCAAGATTAAAAACTGCACAAGCAATTGGTGACAAAGTAGATAAGTCACAACTCAAAGAAGAAGAAGAACTTGATGAAAGATTTACACCGAAGCAAAGAAAGATGGCGATTGGTGTAGCATCTGACAAGCGTTACAAAGGTGGTAACATGACAGGTGCAGTAAAAGCAATTGAAAAGATTGCAAGAGGTCTTTCAAAAGACAAGCAAGTTGCCGCTGTTCTACGCAGACAAAATGAAGATTTAAGTTTAAAAGATTTTTCTGAAAGAGAACTAACAACTGCAGAAAAAGATAAGATGAAGAAGTTGGAAAAAGAAGTGCCTATGAAAGACTTCACCGATAGATATGGTGAAGAAAAGGGTAAAGCAGTTTTTTATGCTACTATTACTAAGATGGCAAAAAACGAAGATTAAACTTTTATAAATATAAGTAAGTAAAAAGGGTATAAGCAATGGCAATAGGTCAACAATTTCTAAAGGTCACCAAAACGACTAATGTAGTCAGTGTGACAGGAGGAGCGGGAAATACTACTATCGATATTGATGGTGCTTCATTTCTTGTGACAAACCAAACTGCTTCATCACCTACAGTTGGTATTAAAGAAATCTACTGGTCAGGAGATGTAGTTATTGAGAGTGCTATAACCGGAACTGTAAAATTTGATAGCGGTGCAACTGGTACATCAGGTCATTGGATTTTACCTGCACTAGAAGTTACAGATAGTGATGAAGATATTAAAGTGACTATCACAACAGGCGGTACCGCAGTTCTAGTGCTTAAAAAATTAACAGGTTATGCAGGTATCTAACATGAAACTGATTAGAGAAGAAATTTCAGACGCTAACTTTCTCGTAGAAGAGAAGGGTGGCGCAAAACAATATTTCATTGAGGGCGTGTTTATGCAATCCGACCTCAAGAATAGAAACGGTCGAGTATATCCGAAGTCAGTTATGGAAACTGAAGTTAAGAGATATACAAAAGAAAATATCGACCGCAAACGTGCGTTTGGTGAGTTGGGTCATCCTGATGGTCCGACAATCAATCTTGAAAGAGTATCGCACATGATTACAGAATTGTCAATGGATGGTTCTAATGTCATGGGCAAAGCAAAAATTATGGATACTCCATACGGTAAGATTGTTAAGAATTTGATGGATGAGGGCGCTACATTGGGGGTATCTTCTAGGGGAATGGGTTCGCTTAAACCGGGTCGTTCAGGTGCCCAAGAAGTGCAAGGTGATTTTTATCTTGCAACCGCCGCCGACATTGTTGCAGACCCATCTGCTCCTGATGCTTTCGTAAATGGCATCATGGAAGGCGCAGAATGGATTTGGGATAATGGCATCATCAAAGAAGTGAATATCGAAAGATATAAGCAAGACATTGCTAAAGCAAAACTTAATTCTTTACAAGAAGCAAAGTTAAATGCATTTAATAATTTCTTGTCAAAACTGTAAAACATATAAATATTAGACAAACAAATAAGGAGTGTCCAACATGTCTGTAGAAGATAAAATTAAAGAATTGCTTGAAGCATCAATGCACGAAGCAACTGCTCCTGGAAAGGGTGGCGGTAAAGCAGACCCTATGCCTAAGTTAGATGCAGATGCAGACGGTAAGGTAGATGATACCGGTGCCGCTGTTGTATCACCAGACGATAAGAATGGTCCTGCTGAAGTGACTAAGAAAGTCAAGAAAGCGGCAGTTCCAGGTGGTGAAGCAAACAAGGGTGAGCAGTCAATCAAACCAGGTGCTACACCTGTTAAAGAAGAAGACGAAGAAGACGAAGATTTAGAAGTAGTCTCTGAAGAAGAAGTCGCGGAAGGCGAACTGCCACCTGCCCTCAAAAAAGCAATGGACGCCAAAAAGAAAAATGGCGAAAAGGATATGGATGAGGAAGATGACGAAGAAGAGTCCGATGACGAAGAAGAGTCCGATGACGATGACGATGAAGACAAAGAAATGGAAGAGATGAAGAAAAAACTTCATGCTCAAGTCGATAAGATGAAAGAAATGAAGCATATGAAAGCATCTTATGGTTACATGAAGTCATCATACGCCGCGAAGAAAGAAGATGTAGATATGTCAGATGACGTAAATGCATTGACTGAAGGCGGTGAGTTCGATGCTGAATTCAAAGCAAGAGCAAAGACTGTATTCGAAGCGGCAGTAAACTCTAAAGTTGCAGACAAGATTGTTGAACTTGAAGAGCATTACGAAACACAAATCGATGAAGAGACTGCAAAGATTGCAGAAGATTTGACAGATAAGGTTGACACATATCTTTCATATGTTGTCGAGCAGTGGTCTAAAGACAATGAACTCGCTGTTGAGCGTGGTCTCAAGTCTGAAATCACAGAAGACTTTATCGTATCACTGAAGAAAGTTTTCGAAGAGCATTACATTGATGTTCCAGAAGACAAGTATGATGTGGTAGCAGAACAGCAAGACAAGATTGCAGAACTTGAGCAAAAACTCAATGAGCAAATCGAAGCAAATGCTGAAACATCTAAGATGGTAAACGAAGCAAAGAAGCAAGTTGCTATCGAGGAATCTGCAAAAGATTTGACTGATACTCAAAAAGAGAAGTTCTCTGGTCTTGTAGAAGGTCTTGAGTTCTCAGATGAGGAATCATTTGCAAAAGAATTGGAAACACTCAAGGAGAGTTACTTTCCAAAGATTGCCAAAACAATCGAAGAGGATGAGGTTGCTGTAGATGAACTTACAGAAGCAGTCAACTTAACCAGTGAGATGAAAGACTACGTTTCTGCAATCTCCAGAACAGTGGGCAAATAAATATTATAAATAATATTGTAATATTTAACATACGTTAAACAACGAGGAGATAATAAAATGTTTTTAACAGAAAACCTTCAGCAGAAGTGGGGTCCTGTTCTTGACCATCCTGATATGCCACAAATTCAGGATTCGTACAAGAAGGCAGTCACAACTGTTATCTTGGAAAACCAAGAAAAAGCAATGAAAGAAGAGCGCGGAATGCTTCACGAAGCAATCCCAACAAACCATGCTGATACTATGCCAGACACTGGCGGTATCGCAAAGTTTGACCCAATCCTGATTTCGCTTGTACGCCGTGCAATGCCAAATCTTATCGCATACGACATCTGTGGTGTGCAACCAATGACTGGTCCAACTGGTCTGATTTTTGCAATGAAGTCTAACTACTCTTCACAGGGTGGTACAGAAGCATTGTTCAACGAAGCAGACACAGACTTCTCTGGTGTCACACCTGCACATGCTGGTGGTAACCCAGTGGAATCACCATTCACAACTGGTCAAGGCGCTGGTACAGGTACTGGTGAAGCACTTGGAGATGGTGCAGTCTCAATGGGTAACTCTGGTCAGTTCAACGAGATGGCATTCACCATCGAAAAGACTTCAGTAACAGCAAAGACAAGAGCGTTGAAAGCAGAATACACTCTTGAACTTGCACAAGACTTGAAAGCAGTTCATGGTCTTGATGCTGAAACTGAACTCGCTAACATCCTTTCAGCAGAAATTCTTGCTGAAATCAACCGCGAAGTTGTTCGTACTATCTACACTTCTGCTAAAGCAGGCGCACAGTCTGGCGCAGTAGCAAGTGCTGGTACTTTCGACCTTGACGTTGATAGTAACGGTCGTTGGTCAGTTGAGCGTTTCAAGGGACTTCTGTTCCAGATTGAGCGTGATGCTAACACAATCGCACAAGACACTCGCCGTGGTAAGGGTAACTTCATCATCACTTCAAGTGATGTTGCATCTGCTCTCTCAATGGCAGGCGTTCTTGATTACGCACCTGCACTTCAGACTAATCTGAATGTAGACGATACTGGCAACACATTCGCTGGTACCATCAACGGTAAGATTAAAGTGTACATCGATCCGTACTCAGCAAACAGTTCAGATAGCAACCAGTTCTACTGTGTTGGTTATAAGGGTTCAAACGCTTATGACGCTGGTCTGTTCTACTGTCCTTATGTACCTCTGCAGATGGTTCGTGCAGTGGGCGAGAATACTTTCCAACCTAAGATTGGTTTCAAGACCCGTTATGGTCTAGTATCTAACCCATTCACTTCTATCTCTGCAGATAGCAACTCATACTACAGATTGGTAACTGTTACTAACCTGATGTAAGATTGCATTAAGGGAGAAACCTTAGAAGGGGGAGCAGAAATGCTCCCCTTTTTTAATGGATAAATAGTAGTATAGATAAAGGAATCTACTATGGCATACGATGAAAATATTACATATACAAATTGGACTGATAGCATTGCCGCTACCAATTTAAACTTTCTTACACCTGCTCAGTTTGTATTTACAATGCAAAGACTTGAGGGTGTATCCTTTACATGTCAAACAGCAAATTTACCTAATATCTCTATGGGGTCATCAATACAGATGACACGAATGAAAGATACACCTGTTCCTGGTGATACTATCAACTTTGGCGATTTACTAGTTACTTTT